ATTAGCAATCCATCTAATATACAGCTTAACATCTTCTTTAGTTAAATTTTCTAATGGTCCCTGTTCAAAAGCCAAATCAATCATAGCGTCTTCCTGTCCCACAGCAATACTACACGCCTCATAGATTTCTTCTCTTAATCTTTCAGTCCATACCTCTGGGTTTTCATCTATTAATTCTCTAAATAATCTTATCATTGAGTTGCAGTGCAAGGTTTCATCTCTAACTGACCAAGTAATAATCTGTCCCATTCCTTTCATTTTATTGTGTCGTGGAAAGTTTAGTAAAATTGCAAAACTAGCAAATAATTGTACTCCTTCGGTAAAGGCACTGCAAACAGCAACTGTCTTAGCAATGTTATGAAGTGAATCTGATTTGCATCCTTGCAAATAATCATACTTATCTCTCATAGCCTTAATCTTTAAAAATTCCGAATATTCTGTTTCAGGCAAACCAACAGTATCTAACAAATGTGCATATGCTGCCATATGAACAGTTTCCATAGCAGAAAAAACAGAGAGCATCATCTTTACTTCTGTGGGTTTAAAAACATTCATACAATGACCCATGTAATAATTATTAACTTCAACATCTGCTTGAGTAAAGAATCTAAATATTTGCATCAGTAAATTCTTTTCTGCTGGAGTAATATTCTTTTGCCAATCTCTCACATCATCTGACATAGGAACTTCTTCGGGCAACCAATGTATTCTTTGTTGGGTAAGCCAAGCATCATAACACCAAGGATATCTAAAAGGTTTGTAAACAGGGTTGCCTGAGAGTAAACCTTTTTGTTTCCTGGTATCTATAATCTTTTCAGAAACCATACCTGATTCATTCTTTTCTTTTGTTAATTTATAGCTTTCTTCTCTCTTCATAGTCTACCTCATTTCATGGTTAATTATCATAAGTAAAGCAAAAATAGTTTCAATCATTTTTTATAACACTTTCTATCTTAGAAGAGTATTCCTTACTTACAAAACTAGGTTCAGTTCTCACTTCACCTATTACTCCTCCTTGTCCGTCATCATCTAGTAAACTATCCACACTTGTTGTATGAATTTCATTTAACTTTTGATTATTTCTAGTTATTTTTTTCTTTAGATGTTCTTTAAGTTCACCTATTATTACATATAATATTTTATCTATAGTAGGAGTAATTCCATACATAGGTAAATCATTAAGAGCAGAAATAATTCTACGAAAACCTCTAGCTCTTTTTTCTAATTGAGTTATTTGTGCTTCATTAATTGTCATAGTCCCTTTCTAATATCATTTCTAAATAATGTATTGCCTTTTCTATATCCTTCCTCTTTCCTTTTGATTTGTGTCTACATATATATTTAATAGCATTACCTTCTGCAAACTCTAAATGATTTTCATTTATAAATTGAGCAGGTTGTATTTTCATTTTTGCATAATGGTTTCCATCTACTTGTTTATCTAATGAATCATAAGTAATACCTTTAAACATATCTTTATTCGTCATAATTACATAGCAAGAGGACCTTCATTAGCCATCCTTGCTCTTCTCTTATCTCTTTCTGTAGGTTCTAAGCTTTCATTTAAATCATCTATAGTCCAATGAGGATTCTTTTTTAATTTTTTAACTATCCATTTATAAGACCAAGGTTGTAATCTTAATGTTGTATCTTGCCAATAATGAGTTTGATTAGGTAATAATTTAAATACATTCTTAACATTAACTTTCTTTTGTTCTTCAGGATTTAATAATCCTTTAAGCCATTCAACCATAATATGTTTAGCTTTGTTTCTTATCTTACTCATTTGTTTTGTATTCATCTTTACCAACTTAGTTCTTCTTATATGCAGTTGTATTCATAACAACACATTGTGGGGTTTATATCACAATAAGGATAAGCAGCACAACCCAAATGAATATCAAAATCTTCAATACCTTTCTCTCTCTTCTCTCTCTGCCAAAGTAAATCTTCAATTTCAATTTCAAAATGAATATCCTTTGTACTAGCTCTACCTCCAACATTTGCTCCATATCCTTTATCTTTGTTACCCAAATGTATTTTATTTAATAAATCTTTTAATTTTTTTGTATTCCAATATTTATATTTACTCATTTGTTTAGTGTTCATCTTTATATTTTTTTAAAGTCTTTCTCAATATAATTTTCTTTAAAAGAATTAAGATTTTCTGTATGTCTATACCATACTTGTCTTCCTTTTATTCTCCAAATATTTTTGATTAATGATATAATAAATTTATCTTTTACTATTATTAAACTTGGAGGATTATATTCTTTAAAGAATATTCCAGAATTTAATAATTTTATAATTTTTTTTAATCTCTTAACTCTTTTCTCAAATCTATCTCCTGTTAAAGATTTATGCATTGTTTCTTCTATATCTTTGGAATATTCTTTCTCGGCTGTTTTTAATTCATCTTTAAAAAAAGGAATATCATTTTTTGTAAAATTTTTTTCTTCCATTATATTTTTTTAAATACTAATCTCCACATCCAAGACCTTGTTATAGAAACCACAGTAAAAATTAAAGCTATTCCAATACTATCCATTATAGTAGGATACAAACCAAAAAGAGGAAAAATTAGCAACTGAATTAAAATTGCTAATAAAAATCCACTACCTACATCTATAAAGCTTTCAATTAATTGTCTCATCTTTTTCCATAAGTTTTTAATTCTTCTGAAAAGTTTTTAGTTATCTCTTCAACATTAGGTTGTCTACTTACTTCAGCTAAATAAACATACTTATTAGAATATTTAAATACTCTTAATCCTTTTCCATCATTAGCATCTTTATAACATTCCCATTTATGTGTACAAAACTGACAACCAATAGGTAAAGATTTATTTCCACCTTTTGTTTCTGATAATTGATAACACTTCTCAGGTGGTATCTTACTCTTTAATGTATCTTGTAAAGTTTTAATTAAAGTTGTAACATTTGGTTTAGCTAACTCATCAGGTTTATAGAAACAAACATCTCCACTTGATTTATCCATAACCAAAAAACCTCCTCCATTTGTACCCATACCTGTTTCATATCCTGATAACTGGGCATGATAACCAAATGGGTCATCACCAACTAACTCTCCTGTTTTAAATTTCTTAAAACTAAATGATGATGCTGACTTAACATCACACACTTCACCATCTACTGTCGCATCTATATGTCCTTTAATATTATCTATCTCTACTTTCTTTTGTTGGTCTCCTATTTTATGTCCAGTTAATTCTGCTAGATATAATAATAGATGTTCTAAAATATGTCCATATAAAAATTTAATATTTAAACTAGCATCATAAGATTTAGTTTTCTTTGGACTAAATCTATCATACCATAATTGTCTAGGTGGTTTACCTAGTACTGACATTCTTAACTTCCCATCTTTTTCTCTAACAGGATTGTTCCATGAATTAAAAGCTTCCTTAATATTAAGGAGAAACCTATCCATATTTTCTTCTGTGACGTTAGCAGGTTTACCATTTGATATTCCAGCGACTAATGTTTTAATATCAGTTGCTATTGTATCAATGTGTTTCTGCCCAGTTGTTTCCGATTTTATATTTTCCATCTAAGGGACACCTTATTTTTAATTCCTTTCCTGCCTCTCTTATTGATTGTACTGCTAAGTTTCCAAACTCTTCGGCTCTACTATCTTCAACCTCATATTGAAACTCATCATGTACATTAACAATAAGATAAGCTTTGATTCGTTTATTTATAACATATTGGTCTAGTAATGTCAACGCTTTCTTCATAACACACGCACCAGCACCCTGTAATAGGGTGTTTAACGCAGCGTGGGGGTGTCTTATGAGGATTTTTCTTTGGTCGAGACCTCTGAGCCATCTTTTTTGAGCCACTCCATCCACTCTTTCTCGTAGTCGTTTAAAACTTGGTGTAGCTCTAAGAAATTTTTCTTTAACTCTTTCTCCATCTCTTTCAGACCTTTTGATGATACTTCCGATTTTTTTTGAACCTGCTCCATAAATGAGTGCGTATATAAATGTCTTCGCCTCATCTCTTGACTCCAAGCCAGTCCTAATTTGATTTGCTGTGTGTATATCTCCATTAATGATTTCATGTGTATATTCCTTATCGTTCATATAATGTGCTAACATCCTCAACTCAAGTCCTGAGGCATCAACACCTACTAATTTATAACCTTTGTTTGTAATCCATAACTCTCTGCATTCTTTTCCATAGGGTGAATACACAGCAGGAACTTGTGCCATATTGGGCGACTGATGGCTCATCCTTCCAGTAATTGTACCATTGGTAATTACTTTGCCATGTACTCTCCCATCTTCTCTAGTAGCTTCAATCCAAGAACTGACTTGAGCAATTCTTTTCTGAAGAGTGAGAAATTTTTTTATTAATTCAGCTTCAGGAATATTTTTAATTTCTGATAAAACTTTTTCATCAACTATGACATGTCCTTTATCTGTTTTCTTTTTAGGTTTCCATCCTAACATAACTAATCGTTCAGCTATTTGTTGACGTGAACCTAAATTAAATTCTTTAAATTTTACTTTTGTAAATGGTACTCCCTTAACATAACCTCTTGTTTTATTATTAGACTTAGGAATAAATTCTGTTTCTATTTTTAATGGAGGAAAAGTTTTTCTTACGATAGTTTGAAGTTCATTCATATCTTCTTGAAACTTAGCTTGTAGTATATGTGCACCTACAACATCTATCATAAATCCTTTTGCATGTTGTCGTTGTATAATCTTGGCAACCTTATGCTCTAATTCAATTGACTCTCCAAAGTCTGTCATCTTTTTAGAAAGAAATTTATATAACTTCTCAGTTAAATCAACATCATTTCTACAATATTTTAACATCTCTTCACTAAAATAATCAAAGTTATCAAACTCCATTTTCTTTTTATAAAGTTTTTCACCCCAATTTTTTAATGAATGCCCACCCTCTAACATAGGGTTAAACAATCTAGATAAAATTAATGTATCAGTTATCTTACAATTTTTAAATATGTTATAACCAAAAGCTTTATTTAAAACTGGTATATCAAATCCAATAATGTTATGTCCAATAACTTCTTTAGTTTGTTTTAAAAATTCTTCAAACCTATGTATTCTATCTTCTTTAAATTGATAATAAGTATCCTTATGTTTACAAACAATACACCAAATTTTATCTGTAGTCATTGTTGTTTCAATATCAAATATTACTTTATCAAAAGTCATCTACCTTTACCTCAGATAATCTACCTGTATCCATATCATACCTTAAGTCACAGCATGGTCCAGTTAAACCAGCAAATCTGTTCTTTAATACTCTTACCCTTGTGGTACTACGTATTTCAGGGTCATCATTCTGTGCGTCTCTCTCAAGCCCTATAACCATGTCACTTAACTGCCCTATAGAAGCTGAACCTCTTAGTTGAGACAGAGATGTAGCCGCACCCTCTTCATGTCCCTTACCATCAGGTCTCCTTAAATGTGAGACTACTATCATAGCTATACCTGTTTCTTGAACAAGAGTTCTAAGTCTAGTCATGATTTCATCTAATGCTCTACGTTCATCTCCATGACTTTGGTCTGATACTATAATACTAACGTGGTCTATAACAATATACTTACAGTCTAAACCTTTTGCTAAATATCTAACTCTAGAAATTATATTATCAATAGTGTTAGAACCAAAATGGTCAAACATAAATATTCTACCAGTACCTACAGTAGCATCAAAGTAAGTTCTTAATTCTTCTTTAGGAACATGAACATCAGGTAAATGTAATCTTTGATTAGCTTCAATACTCATGATACCTTTAGATGTTATAACAGGGGTCTCTTCTAACATTAACAAACCTATATTATCTTTAGTTTGTTTTATTAGATGATGAATTAATTCTCTCATCACTTGAGTCTTACCTAACCCACTACCTGAAGTGAACGTCACTAATTCAGATGGTCTTAATCCATAAGTAATTTTATTTAATCCTTCAAAAGGATATTGAACAAAGCTTTGTAATGTTGGTTTACTTATCTCATCAAACAAAACATTAGCATTTATAATTCCATCAGGAGCATAGACCTTCGCATCCCAAAATGCTCTTTGATAAAGCTGTAATTTATTTTTAATTAAACAATCCGATGCATCTTTTAAATCATTAGGAAGATACATTATCTTACATTTTCCAGGGCTAAATAATTCAGCTACCTTTAATGCACCTTCACGACCATGCTTATCGTTGTCAAAATTAATTATGATATTTTCAAATTGTTCTAACCATTCTAAACTACTCTTAATATCTTTAACTGCAGAAGTTATTCCATTCTTAATACTAACAACTGGTGTGTCGTATCTATCAGTCTTGAACATTTGATAAGCTGATAAACAATCAATCTCACCTTCTGTAATTACACAGAATTTTCTTTTAGAGAATAAATGTTCTCCAAATAATCCTGCATTTTTTGTATTGCCTTGTATATTAAATTCTTTTAGCTTTGTAAATCTTGTCTTGGTTGCAATCTTTGCACCTTGCTTATCATGATAAGGATAATAATGATTAGTTATATTACCCATACTATCCATCTTAACACTCACCCCATACTTTCTACAAGTAGGTTCAGTTAAGTTTCTATCTACAATTTCTGCAAAGTCAGAAGACTTTCCAAAATCTTTTACTTCGTATTCGTGTGTGCCATTACCATTTGTTTGTGTTGTTTCCATATCGTATTCCTTTATATATTGTTGACATGAAAAACAATAAGCAGACCCATCACCATTAAGAGAGACTGCATCAGTACTCTCACATAATGGACATGGTAAATGATATTTTATAAATCCTTGTTTCGTTGTTTCCATTGTCGCCCTCATAAATTATTTATCCCTAAAAAAAAGGAGAGCCAACCTGTTACCAAGCTGACCCTCCTGTAGGAGTAGAAAAGGAGTCATGCATTATGACTGTTAATGTTGTATCAAAAATCTTCTTTGATGTCAACACCATTAGAAGATTTTTTTTCTATATTAAAATCTTCATTGGGAGTAAATTCTACTAAATCCAGTACCTGTACAGCTTGTAAATCTAAACCTTTGCCCTTCTTACCTTTAAAATTCCAGTCATAAGATTTATACATTACTTTTACTTTACTGCCATTACCGACTATTTTATCAATAGGTTTCTTTTCAGCATCCACTAATTGTGGTTGTTGATTCTTATCTCCATTTGCTTTAGAAACCTTACGTTTAAATCTGATAATATTTTTTACTACCTTATCATCAGCTTTTGTTTCACCAACATTAAAACCATTTGTTTTAAAATCAGTCGCAATCTTATCATCAACTGCTAAATCAATTCTCCACATAGGTTCAAACTTTTCGTTTGGTCTTATTAGAGAAGCCCAGTATGCTGTGCCTTCAATTATTGCCATATGTTTTTTCCTTTTATTATTGTTAATTTACTTTTCATAAAACTCTTTTAGCATATCAGCACCCCCCTTGTCAACACTTGGAGCATCTTTTTTTTCTTTATTTTCCTCAGTATTTTCAAGGATTTCTGTAATCTTTTTATCTATTACTCTTTTAATTTCTTGTTTCTTTTTTAATTTAGACTCTAACTCTGCAATTCTTTTACCCATATTTTGTACATCTTGTGTAGCTTGTTCAACTTGAATAAATAATTGTTTTATTTTAGACTCTTTTTGAGAAACTAATTTAATAGCATCATCTTTTTCTTTAGTTAAATCTGATATAGTATTTTTATATTCTCTAATTAAATCTCGTTCACTCATATATTAGATGCTACCTTAAGATGGTCATCCTTTCATTCAGAAAAGTCATGTGCTAGTACTTCAATAACTAAATCTTTAACTTCTTTAGCTTTAACTACATACTCATATGCATGAGTTTTAATATCTTTATTAGTTGTTAAATAAGTTGTTAAGTCTACACCGCTATATGCTTTTGCATAAACATTATTACTTAATGCTAGGCTTGAACCACTAGATAACAATGCAAACTCACTACATCCAGTTAATAATAATAAACCAACTATTAATCCTAAACATTTTTTAATCATAATAATCTATTCCTATGTAATTGACCCAACCATACGTGTTCTTGTTGTTTATCTTTATCTAATTTTTCAAAACAATCTTGACATATCTTACAATTTCTATCGTGAATATATCTTCGCATAGTACCACCACTTTGTTTTTTATCACAAGTTCTACAAATATCTCCAAAATTTGTACCACCATCCATCATTCCCATAATTATATTCCAACAATTATAATATAAACTAACACACTAATGACTACTGAAACACTTACTACACCTGCACCTGTATATATTTTATTCATTGTCTCTCCTTTATAGTTCATAACACTTCTCTGTAAATAATTCTTTAATAGGTATGACTACACATTTAGATGCTCGGTAATCTCCTATCTGTTTTGTATGTGTCTTCTTATATTTGTTTATTATTTTTTTTAATCTTGATACTCTAAAGACTAACATACAATGTTCTTTACCACTAAGTTCTAGTATTTGAAACCACCATTTAGCTTCAGTCTTATCTATACCACTTGGCTTACCTCTAAACTCATACTCAATAGCAATATTACCTGTCTTTCTCCACCAACTACGTTCAGTCTTAACTTCTACCTTACCTCCCTTTAATAAGTCGGCTACTCTTTTCTCTCGTATCTGACCATACTTTAAATCAATATCAAATTTTGTATTTATATCACCCATAAATTAATGAAAACTACACAGATAATTTGTGAGAAACTTATTTAAATTCTTATGTTCAAAAAGTTTTTTTGTATTAGCTTTTTTTAATTTATTAAAAGTTTTGACTATAAAGGATGGTTCAAAGTCGGAGTGGTCACAAACTTCGCAGAATTGCGTATCGTTTGTATTAAACCAAGACTGTGCATCTTGGACTATTCTCTTTCTATGTTTACCCCATGCATGAATATCTATATCAAGGGCATCCATAATGGCTCGGACTATAACACTTCTCCATACAAGTATATGAGGTGTTATTTTTCTGCCTTTACCACTACCTCCAAAGAGGGAAGGTGCATTTCTATTTTGTATCATACTTCATTTCGTTGTCCAAGTATTTAGCAATTAGTTTAGGTTTCTTATTCTTTACAATCCTTGAGTGAAACTTTCTTTGTCTCAGGATTCTCGCCATTGGATTTCTTGATTTTATTTTTGTATGTTTCTTCATCAATTTCCTCAACAGTATTCCTGTGAACCTTTACTTCTTTGCCAACGATATTAGAATAAGGACTCCAATTTAAATTTTCTTTAGCTTGGTGTAGTAATGTTCCTGAATTGTAATAGTCTTCAATACACACATCTACATTCACCCAAGATTTTTTCATAAAGAATTTATTCGCCATAGTCCTATCCAACAAAATGTTGTTTAATATAATTAGAAATTATACCCAAATATTTTTGGGTTATTCTTTCTATTATACTCCTCAAATACTGGTATAGGTACATCTGAAATAAATAAAAATTCCTCAACAATATCAATGACTTACGACTCCTTTCAACTGTAAGTTGTGTTTAATTAATATAGTACTTTCCTTTGATAACAAAGGGCTTAGTTTTGTAGGTTCTGTCTATCTCAAGTACTCTTAGGGATAGATATTTCTTAATCATCCTACATATCACTCCTGAATTTACATCAGGAAATTTATTTCTTAATGCTTTTATCAGGTTTCTTTTCTTATATTTATCTTTATTTATTAAATAAAATAATTCACTTCGTACTTCACCTTTAATAGATTTAGTTATTCGTTCATCATCCTTAACATAAGGAGTAATATCTATTTTATATTTCTCCAATAAGGAATTAAAATCATCTTCACTCACCCAACTAGCACACATCTGTGGCATACTTAAATGAGCCAACCACATTCCTAAATTTTCTGTTTCATTACTATCATACTTATCTAGGGTTGTCAACACTTGAGCATCATTAGGTATATCTTTATATTTAGTAGTCTCTTTACTGTACTTATGCATTAAGCTACCTCCTTTAGTATTTGTATTGCTCTAGCATGGGCAGGACATCTTTTTATATATCCCTTCCATTCCATATAACCTAACATATTAAAGACAGAAGATTTTGATTTAACATTCATATAATCTTTCATCTCTTCAAAGCTAGGCATCACTTCATTCTCTTTAAAGTAATTCTTTAAATACTTATATAACTTTAATTGTTTTTTTGTTAGCATATTATTTAGGTATTATTGAATCTGCCAATCTCTTTCTTTAAAATTTCAATTTCACTTTGATGTTCTCTATTGATAGCATTTAATTCCTCCACTCGTTCTATCCTATGACCTATTGAAGTTCTTAAATCACCATTCTCTTTTTCTAATTCTTTAACCTTCTGAGTTAATACTTCTATCTGCTTGGTTAAATCTAAATCTCCTCTATCATCACTCATTTTTCAATCCTTAATCTTGTTTGTGCCTCATCAACTATCTCAAACAAATCAGTTAGTTTCTTTTCATTTGTAACTACTTCAATCATCCGTCTTAATCTACTATGATAATCAGTAGGATGATATTCTGTACCCTTTATTCTTAACTCTCTTTCATACTTAACCTCTGCTTTAAGATGTATTATCTCTTGCTTCAAAGCAAAGATTTCTTTTTTAGCATCAGTAATTTCTTTCTCATACTCATGAAGATGTTTTTCTTTTGCTATCTTTTCTAAATAAGGGTCACTCATTATTATTGTATGTTTCTTCATCAATTTTTATCTTCACCATTCCCATACTCTTTGCTTTGTTCAAACAGATAGAAGATATTTCCTTGTTCATCTTCTTGTCTTCTAACTAAATTTGCATAAGCATCTGCATCTGCTAGTGTAAAGAAAGATTTCTCATGATAAAATGTGTTACTTTTTTTACCTTTGCACATCACCATAAATCTTTTTAGTTTTTGTTCTTCTTCTTTTTTAGTTCCAAACATTATTTTTTCTCCTTATTTTTTTTTGTTATGTTTACCCATATACCATTCACTAGGTTCATAATCCCACCTATGTCCTTTATGTCCTCTTATCCTAGCATACCACATACGCAACCTAACTATTAATTTTTTTATTCTAAGTGTCATACTTTCTTATATCATATTTAAAGTTAATGCACAACTCTTTTTGTACATAAACCTTGGTCTATTAAAAACATGGCTTGTCTTCCAAACCACCCCTGTAATTTCCACACTATCCCTGTATCTATCAGGTATTGCCATGCAATTATCTCTTCATGTAAAGTCTTGCATGGTATATAGCCCTCTGCTTTGCCTATTGCTACATGAACATCATCAACCAATTCTTTATCTAACTTTAACATTTCATACCTCTTGTAGTAATCTAATTCTATCATACTGATAAATTCTTTCTTACCATAGATAGCTTTTTTTATTTTAAACTTTTTCTTTTTATTCATCTACTTTCCTTGCTTCAAATATTTCATCTAGCAAATTTTGTATATCATCTCTAATTTTTATTAATGTACTTTCAATATCACATCTATTCATTTTCTCACTATTCATTTTAATAAATGCATACCTAACGTGTTGGTCAGGCATCTCTGCTATCTTAATATATTTATCTTTGCTCTTGCTATAATATAATTCATTACTCATTTGTCTATCCTCTCTATATTTTTTTTATTAATATCAAAACAAGTACTCTCTCCATCATTACCTATCTGCCAGTCTTCTCTATCAATATCCATAGCTTTATCATGGGCATCCTGTTTGTTGTTTGCCTCAAGGTCTATGTGATACCCTTGAGTTTCATACCCCCATACTCTATACTTCTTCATGCTAATTCTCCTCCTTGTTTATCAACATAGTGTTGTATAATTTCAAATAAGGAAGACATATCAGTATCCCTTAAGTCTCCACTTTTTAACATAATAGTTTCTCCTTTTGAATTTGTTAAACCTATTTCAATAGTATCCCAAACCCACTCATTATTTTTCATTCTTCTCTCTCCATTTTATATCTATGATTTCTCTCTGCTTTTGTTCTAAACCATCTACACTCTACTGTCTCGTCTAACTCATCATCAATATAATTAATACCATGAATTAAACCATCATTATTATCACCATAAGTTTTATGTAAACCCTCGTCAAACCAGTTTGTTTTTACAATACTCATTTCTTCTCTCTCCATTTCTTAACTTCTTCTGTCGGTGTATCTTCCTCTTTAGTTATCTCTGTATCTGTCACTTTATATTCTTCTTCTGCTTCTCTCCATTCCTCACCAACATAATCATCTTGGTCATGCTTCTTCCATGCTTCGTCTTCGTCTTTAGCATCTATATAATTCTCTACTACTTTCCACCCTGTTAGGTGTTGTGTTATTTTATATCTTGGCATTGTACCTCCTTAATCTTTTATTTAGGATAGCTTTTCTGTTCATCATACCATGCTTGTTCGCATTCATCACAACAATAGCCATCATACTCTGTGCCTGTCCCATCAGCGTCTAGTCCAAAAACAGGATACCTATTTACAAACTTACCACTACCAAAG